CGTCTCGTCTAGTGTTAGCCCTTGGATAATGGCAGTTTGCCGCATGAATAAATGTTCAGGCATGTCGTCTTCACCGTTCCAAACCCAAGGCTCTGTTTCAAATTCCCCTGTGTTCTCGTTAAAGTATCCCGGTATATCCTGCACTAAATCTTCGTTGCCCTCAAGCATCCGATTCTCTAGACAGCATACCCTGACCCTGCGAGTCCTCGCAATGTACGGATTAGCCCAGTCACCTATCCGCTGAAACGTACAGTTGCAGAGGTCATCCCCATGAGTCCATGTAATCTCTGGCATCTCTCTTGGATGCAAGTTATCAATGAACGTATGGGGAGCCTCTGCAAAAGCAAGTGTCATATTTATCCTACGTTACTTATAGTACCATCGGCAATAACTTTTCTAAGCACAGTGGCGTTAGCCTGTATCGCACTAGAAGTGACGATAGCACCAGCAAACGCAGTACCCTGCTTGATGATAATTGCGGAAGTTGGTTCCGTGGTTGCAAAAGCAGTCTCTGCGCCCAAGTAAAGGTTCGCTGCTACAACGTGAGCGTCACCAGCGGTAACTGTCATGTCTCCAGTTGTTACCGTTGCTGCTGCGGTTGCCGTAAGCAAGCCTGTAGAAGTAAAGGTTCCAGAATGGTTTGTATCAGCAGAGGTGATTTCTAGGGAGTCACCGTCCCAAGCGATGGTAGCATCACTGTCAGTACCAAAGATGATTGTCTCATCGTCAGCGTAGTAGTTCCAGTCATAACCCATTGCAGAACGGGCAAGTATTCTTGTGTCAGGAGTTACATCGGTCATTGCAAAAGAAAGTTTAGTCATTATATTTTGTCCTCTTTATTTATTGATATAGCATCAATGAAAGATAAACTGTTCACATCATCTTGAACGCTTCGATTTGTACGCCACATAGCTTGCTTTATAGATTTCTTTAAAGCTGTCGTTGCAGAAATGTCTGGTAGTGATGCTTCCATTAGATTCATCACTTCCCCAATCATTCTTTTAGTATGGATATCCAAACTCTGCAAAACTGCATCTGTGTATACATTTCTCATCATTCACCATTACATTACATTACATTCAAAAAGAAGTTAGGGGGTGACTACTAAGAGCCACCCCCCACCATTGTTCTTACGAGTTAAGGTCAGTAACCTTAGCCTGTGTGAAGAAGTTCTTGCAGCGAAGCTCACCCATTGTGTAGAGTAGACCACGAACTACCAACGCATTAGCTGCGAAGTAGTCACGGTTTTCTACATACTGTGTAGGCTGTGCTACAGCAATTTCAAGGTAGTCTGTGTCAAGAACGTAAACGTTCGAGCCAAGAACCGCATCAGCAGTGCTAACACCCTTTGGAGTGTCTGCATCTGGGAGAATTGGGATACCCTGATAAGTTGCTAGGACTAGACCAGTTCGAGTGCCGGGGAACGTTCGTTCCGAACCAACACCAACCTGATACTCTTCCTGTCCCATGTACCGCTGCTGAGAGTTCAAAAGACGCTCTAGCTTGAAGTACTGGTCATGTCCAAGAGTGATAAGCTTTGGCTCACCACCATTGGTTCGGATGGTCTGAATACAGTCATCCAAGAGGTTCAAGGAGAGGTCTCGCCCTGTACCGTTGTTGTCCTTAACCGTAGCCGCTGCGTTCCATGCACCCGATGTGCGGTCAGCGTAGGTAAGGTCGTAAGCTCGAACTCCACCATCAGCGGCGAAGTTGGCGTTTGAGTCGTAACCACCACCAATTGACTGACCGTCAACAGCGACGATATCATCAATGGAAGTGAAACCTGCACGACTGTAAGCTGCAATAACGTCACCGTCTGCAACAGCAGCAGTGGTAGTACCATGCGTGATAACACCTGTTGAAGTGTTGACAGCCGAAACTGTTACACCACCAGTGTTGATCCAGTTGTTTGCAGAAGTATCCCAAACTGACAGTGCATCACCAATTTTAAAGTTGGCTGCAACTGAAGCTGGAACAGTTGAGGTAGTTGTGCTACCTGCGGAAACAACGAAACCGGAAGCTGCCATGAGTTCCTCGTTGATTTCCTTTACGTGGTCAAGCTGTGCATTCTCGTTCTCCATTGCAAGAACGTCTCCAATACCACCCTCAAGCTGCGCCGTGAAGACTGACTTCACTGATGCACCGAACGTGGTTGAAACAATACGAGGCAAGCTCGAAACCGTCTCAATGTTGGATACGTCTACCGTTGGAAGAGAACCGGTTTCAGTTACCGGACGAGATCGAGTCGAACCACGATCTGTCCTGATACGCCAACCAGCAGTGCTGCCCCAAACAGTTCGGGGAATAGCGTTAAAGAAACGCGTCTGGTTGTTTAGTGCTTGCCATACTTTGCGACCGTAGGTCGTATTAAAAATGCCTGTAGCAGAATCAACCGTAAAGTATGTCTGCTTTTGCAGATACTCTGGGCCGAAAACGGAGTTGTATAGACCCCGTTGCGACTGGGCAAGATATTCACTTAGTGAAGGATTAGCCATCTTTTAGTCTCCTATTTATTTCTAGTTATTTATCGTTACCCGTTAAGGAGTTCGCGTGGAACTCCAGTAGTGTCACCGGACTGAATCTTCATCTGGAGGGTACGAAGCTCTCCATATGAAAGGTTGGCTAACTGATCAACAGTATCGCCATCATCAGCGGCTTTTACAAGTGGAGTTGTTCCATCTGTACCAAGTGCTTGAATTTGTGGAGCGACTAATCCGCGCTCTTCTCGGAAGCCCATCTTACGTAGGCGAGCTTCAGAAGCGTCTTCTACAGACTTCTCAAGACCCTGTTCAAACGAAGCAAGCTGCTTGCGTAAAGAATCGAGTTCTTTCTGCATTGACTTCATTTCGTCATCGTCATCGTCGTCTTCGTCAGCAGTCTTTTTGTAGGCCATTTTTTCCTTCATGTCGTCTGCATCTTCGTCATCATCGTCGGCTTTTTTCTCATCCACATAATCATCTGCGTCGTCGTCGTCGTCTTCGTCGCCTTTACGCATAGCCTGAATAGTGTTCTGTTGCTGTTCAATCTTCGATGAGATATTGGCAGCGGACTCGGAGTCATCAGCCTTAGCTGAACTTCCACCGGAGGACTTAGCTTTACGCTCTCCACCGTTTACATCCATGCCTTGATCTGCTTTTAACATGTTTGCAACTTCAGTTGCAAGCTCTTTGACCAATGCTGATTTTTCAACAGCAGCATCTTCTTCTTCTCTCTTGTCTTCTTCATCTTCTTCGGCCTTTGAAAACCTAGCATCCATCTTCTGGAGTACTTCTGCGACCGCTGATAGGGCTAGGCCGTTGCCTTCCAACGCCTTCTCAATGCGTTCTGTATCGTCTGCCATAGGGCATTCCTCCTGTATTCCATTCCAATCCAATTAAAATTTATGTATGGTTGGTCTAAGCCACCGCCGACCACACGAAAATGCAACGTTAGTACGTTTGTTCTAACATTCTATTATACTACACGTATATAAAAAACCGACGTAAACCGTAAAAATTGTATTTAGTTCTCATTTACAGGTGGTACGCCAAGTTCAAGGAGATGTAATATCTCATTTCTATAGTCATACATTGGAATTTGCAGGAGCTTTTTCAGCTTCTCACACTGCGTTCCTTCAGGTAGAGATGCCTCTACTAAGTCTAGAATTTTACCTACCATACGAGAATGTCTCTGCATAATATATTCTTGTTCTTTACTCACCTTTGTTATATCTACCATCTCGAACTCCTTTAAAACCCTAAGCCATTTACTATGATACCCTGTTTGTCTGGAAACTCATCTCTAACAAAGGAAGTTAATTGCGATTGGAGCGCCTTGGTTAGGAACCCGTTACCTTTTCCCGCAGGTCTAGCTCCAACCTTTTTTTTGTGCTTCTGCACTGTTACAGTCTTTCCACTAGGATACGTTCGCTTATGTGCTTTCACGGTCATCCTCTCATCCCGTAAGCCGCCCCATTTCTTTCCACTTGATGCACCCTGAGTTTGGTTGATCCTTTGTGCGTAAGGAGCCGTATACGTTATAACCGATATTTTATTCGCTGTCCCCGGATGCTTAACGGAACCAGAACCCTTTAACTCCCCTGTATCCACTGGAACTGTTTTTTGAGATTCCAGATAAATACGGGTAGCTAAGTTTTTAAGGGAACCAATTAAGGCATCCTGAAGTGTCATATTGCTAAATCGTGTATCCATAGTGTATTATACTATGTTGCCGCCCCAAACTTCTGGGATTGTGGATATGAACTTCTTGTCTGAAGAGTCAAATTTATCTAAGCGGATGATTTCCTTACTGACGTTACCGTGATCTGGATGCCAGTACGTAACCATATGTTTAGGCGGAGAGCTTACGTGTAACCTATTAGTAGTAAACTCATCCGAACCCTTCATTGTTCCACATACATATAAGGAACCTGTTCCAATGTCGTACTCATCTATACGATGGAAGTGCCCAATCATCACATCA